TGAAAATAAAAGGCATGTAGGATTTCATATCTGGGCTGCATATTCATATTCACCAAATGCGTCATGGTCTAACCTTGCCAGAGAATGGGATGCTGCAAAAGAAAGTGGAGATCAATTGCAAACTTATTACAACACTGTACTAGGAGAGCCATACGAGGATGAGTATGAAACAAAGATTGGTGCATCTGCATTATTAGAAAGAGCAAGTAAAGAAAAATATAAACATATGATTCCACCAAAAGAGGTATTGGTATTGGTAGCAGGTGTTGATACACAAGACGATAGATTATCTATGTCAGTCTGGGGTATAGGTCGTAATGAGGAGATGTATTTAGTAGATCGGGCTAAGATTTACGGCTCTCCATCAAGACAGGATGTATGGGATCAACTAGATGAAATATTACAAACACCATATAAAAATGAAGATGGTAGAAAAATAAATATAGAAGTTACAGCAGTAGATACTGGAGGACACTTTACTGAGGAAGTCTACAGATACACAAGAAGCAGAGCAAAGTTAGGCGTTATAGCTATAAAAGGTCAGGCAAAACTAAGAGATGATTCTTTTTTGTCAAAACCTAGACGTATAGATTATTCAAATAAAAAGAAAATAACAAAATTTGGTGTTGAATTATATCTTGTAGGCGTAAATAGAATTAAGACATTAATGCATAGAAGATTACGAGAGGCAGAAGTAACAAAAGGTGCATTACATTTCTATCCGACAGTAACAAATGATTATTTTGAAGAATTAACAGCAGAAAGAGAGATACAAAAATATAAGAATGGTTACACTTTAGAAAGAGTATGGGTTAAAAAATCTGGTGTTAGAAATGAGGCACTAGATGAACTTGTATATTCTTATGCTTGTCTGCAAAGGTTATATCAGATATATCCCCGTAGAACGATATGGGATTACATGGAAAAAAAGTATGTAAAACAAAAAGATGAATCTAAAGGTAAAAGAGTTACAATGAAAAGAAAGCAAGGTAATGATTATGTCAACAACTGGTAGGAGGTTATATGTGGATATCTGATATCCCCGCTGTTATAACTGCTGGTACAACAGTAAAATGGCGTGATGAATCTGCAACAGTAGGATTTAACGAATCTGCAACAAGTGCTGATTATTCATTAACTTACTATTTAAGAACAAATATTGCTGGACAAGGACATATTTCTATTGGTAGTGCATTTGCAACAGGATGGCAGTTTACTATTTCTGCAACAGATAGCGGAACTTTTGACGCAGGGGATTGGTATTGGTGTGCGATTGCAGAAAAATCTGGAGAAAAATATAAATTAGGAGAAGGGTATATAAAAGTAAAACAAAGTTTAGTATATAGTGGTACTCCATTAGTATTTGATTCTAGAACTTACGCAGAAAAAGAATTAGATATAGTAAAAGCTGCTATACTTGCATTAGAAACAGATAAAGCTAAAGAATATAGTATTGGTGATAGAACTTTTAAACGTATTGAATTATCAGAATTGATTAAACGAGAATCACAATTAAAAAGCATAGTTGCAACGGAACAAAGAGCATCTAAAATAGCACAAGGTCTTGGTGATCCCAAGAACCTTCTTATTCGTTTTAAATAGGTGTTAAATGTTCTTATTTTTGCTTAAAGGAGACTAAATGGGCTTAAGAAACGCTTGGAGAGGCTTATTTACCTCTAAAAAAGATGCATTTTCGCAAAAAAAACCTTTTAGAAGGCGTGCATACGCAGGTGCAAAAACAGATAGATTAACTTCAAGTTGGGTAACAAGAACAACATCTGCTGATCAGGAATGGTCATCATCTATATCTACATTAAGATCGCGTGTTCATCAGTTAGTTCGTGATAATAATTATGCAGCACAGGCTATAAGATTATCTACAAATCAAATTGTGGGAACAGGAGTAAGATTACAGGCGCAGGTAAAAAAAGTTAGAGGAGGTAAGTTAGATACTCGTATAAACGAACAGATAGAAAGTCAATGGTCAATGTGGGGTAGAAAAGATAGTTGTGATGTTCGTGGTGTGCTTTGTTTTAGTGAATTAGAAAGATTAGCGATAAGAGGAATGATTGAATCTGGAGAATCTTTTGTTATTATTCATAGAAAAAATTTAGGTAGAAGTAAAATACCATTTGCATTAGAAGTTATAGAAGCAGATCAATTAGATGAGGATTATAAAGGTACAACCTTAGAGCCAGGTAATACTTGGCGATTAGGTATAGAGCTAAATCAATTCAAGAGGGCAGTTCGTTATGCTTTTCTTACTAAGCATCCTGGTGATTCAAACTTTACTACACCTGCTGGCACTAAAAGACATGTAATTATAGATGCAAAAGATGTGTTGCATTTGTTTTTACCACAAAGACCAGGACAGCATCGTGGTATTCCTTGGTTATCTTCTACTATCCAACATCTGCATCAGTTAGATGGCATGATCGAGGCCACATTAATTAATGCGAGAGCATCCAGTGCTTTGATGGGATTTATTACAACTCCAGAAGGAGAGTTAGATCCTGGTGGTGAGGTTTATGATTACGACAGAGTAACAAGTTTTGAACCAGGGCAATTTAAGTACTTAGAACCTGGTTCATCTGTAACGATACCTGATATGGGTAAACCTAACAGTGAATTTGAAACATTTGTAAGAACTATGCTTAGATCTATGGCATCTGGTCTTGGTTGTAGTTTTGAAGGTATAAGTTCTGACTATTCACAATCTAATTACAGTTCAAGCAGACTTTCTTTATTACAGGATCGTGATCACTGGCGTACTGTACAACAGATGTTGAAGGAAAACTTCTATCAACCCATGTATGAATCATGGTTAGAGATGGCTGTAATGTCTGGGGCGTTAGTGCTACCAACTTATGAGACAGAACCAGAAAGGTATGAAAAGATTAGATGGGTATGCAGAGGATATTCATATGTAGATCCACAGAGAGAAGTAGAGGCACAGAAAAATGCAGTTAGATCTGGATTTAAGACACTTGGAGATTGTGTTTCTGAGAATGGTGGTGATTTAGATGAATTATTAGTAGCGAGACAGTCAGAGTTAGCTAAATTAGATGAGATGAATATTGTCTTAGACACTGATCCATCTGCTGTTAACAAGTCTGGTGGTTCTCAGTTTAAACCTATAGGTAGCGTAGATCCATTTGGTGATACGCTAGAACCGTCAGGTGAAGATGCAGAAAACGTAGGAGAAGAATCAAGTGGCAACTATTAATGGCACTGAAATAAATCTTATGCCTACAGAAGGCATGAGAAATGCAGCAAAAAGATATCGTGAATTTAAAAAACAAGGAAGAAAAGGTGGTACTGAAGTAGCAGCAAGAAGAGCAACGCAGATATTAAGTGGTAATGAGTTAAGTCCAGATGTTGTCATAGAAATGAATGCTTGGTTTGCAAGACATGCTGTAGATAAAAAAGCAGAAGGATTTAAGCAAGGCGAAAAAGGTTATCCAAGTCCAGGCAAAGTTGCAAATTTAGCTTGGGGTGGATCTGCGGGCGAGAGTTTTTCAAAGGCAAAATCAGCTAGAATAAAAGAACTTAGATCTATTAATGTGACTGATTCAGAAAATCGAGCAGCCCCTGATGCTCTAAAAGTAGGTGATTTTGTACGTTGGAACTCTAGTGGTGGTACGGCTAGAGGTCAGATAGATCGTATTGAACGTGACGGAACTATAGATGTACCAGATTCCAGTTTTACTATTACAGGTACTGCTGATGACCCTGCTGCATTAATTACCTTGTATAGAGATGGTGAGGCTACAGACAGAAAAGTAGGCCATAAATTTTCTACCTTGACTAAAATCCCAGCAATTAGATCTATAAACGAGTCTTTCAAACGTGCAGGTGAAACAAAATTTAACAAAGTAGAGGAAAGAATATATGAGTTTCCATTTTCTTCTGAATTTGCAGTGCCAAGATCATTTGGAAATGAAATACTTTCTCACGAAAACGATGCTGCTGACTTAAAAAGACTTAATGATTCTGCACCCTTGTTATTTAATCATGACACTGACAAAGTTATAGGTGTAGTAGAAAGGGCATATGTTGATAAAAAGAAGAAAAAAGGTGTTTCAAGAGTAAGATTTGCACAAACTGCCTTTGCTGATGAGATTCGTGGAATGGTGTCAGATGGCATTTTAAGGAACGTTAGTACTGGATATCGCATTTTAGAGATGGAAGAACGTGAAATAGATGGAAATAGTGCTTTTGTCGCATCTCGATGGGAGCCTTATGAAGTCAGTATTGTGGCTACGCCTGCTGACACCTCAGTTGGTATAGGTCGGTCTTTATTAGAGACTGATACTATGACTATTGAGGAAAATAAGTCTACAATTGACGATAAGCGTACAAACGCAACTGAGGCTTCTGTCTCACCTCCTGTAAACATTATTTCTGAAAACGAAATGACCGATCAACCAAATTTAGAGGTTGTGCGTTCAGAGGCTAAAAAACAAGCTGCTTCTGAAGAACGTACAAGAATAAGAGAGATTACTGCATTATGCGGTAAGCATGGCTTTGAGGACATGGGCGAATCTATGATCGCTAATGGCACTTCAATAAACGAAGCAAGAGCAAATGTTCTTGAAAAGTTAGGTGCTAAGTCACCAGAGGTGCAAACTGTTACTCCAGTAGAAAGTCAGTTCTCAGCAAAAGAAGAAAGAGAATACAGAAATACAGACTTTGTTTCTGGTGGTATTGCTGCTCTTATAGATGGCAATTGGGATAGACCTGGTGCTGGTTTTGCAAGAGAGCTTTCACAGGAAGTACAACGTCAGGGATATCATCGGAATGCTGGTGGCAAGACATTATTCTTACCATTCTCTGCATTATCAACTCAAAAAAGAGCTACATATGTAACTTCTAGTGCTAATACTGGCGGTAACATCGTTGCTACAGATTTAAGAGCAGATGATTTTATCGAAGCATTAAGAAATAACACTGTAATGGTGAATCTTGGTGTTCAAGTACTATCTGGTCTTATTGGTGATGTTGCAATCCCAAGAAGATCTGGTGTTGCTTCTACTGGATATTTATCATCTGAAACAACAGCGATTTCTCAAGCAGAATCTACATTTGATCAGATTTCAATGACACCAAAGACTTTAGCAAGTCTGTCAAAATTCTCTAGAAATATGCTCATACAGGCAACTCCTGGTATTGAGGATCTAGTAAGAAGAGATTTATCTGATAGTATTAACTTAGGAATTGATCTTGGTATCTTGAACGGATCTGGTTCATCAGGTCAGCCTACAGGTATCATGAACACTTCTGGTATTGGTTCAGTTGCAATCGGTACTAATGGTGGTGCTATTACTCTTGAAAAGATTGTTGATCTTGAGACAGCAATCATGGAAGATAATGCAGGTGTTAATGCAGATAACATTGCTTATGTAACAAACGCAAAAGTAATGGGTGCATTGAAGAAACTAAGAGCAGGTGGTTCTACAACTGGTGATGGTGCATTCTTATACAATGCAGACCTATCAGCTATCGGTAGAGGTGCTACTCCTGGTGTTCTTAATGGATATCCAGTAGCAATGACAAACCAAGTTCCAAGCAACCTTACAAAAGGTTCTAGTTCTGGTGTTTGTTCTGCTGTTGTTATGGGAGACTTCTCACAGGCAATTCTTGGATTGTTCGGTGGTGGTATCGAAGTAACAGTTGGTGAGGATAGTGATGACTTCAGCAAGAACTTAACTTCTGTAAAAGCTGTAGTTGCATTTGATGTTGCCATACGTCATGCACAGTCATTTGCTGCTATAAAAGATGTGACAACTGCATAAATATGTCAATATGGGGGTATATATTTACCCCCTTTTTATTAATTATGAAAATTAAATGTTTAGCAAACGTAGGAGCGAGTGGAGCTAGTTTAGAAGCTGGTAAAACTTATGATGTGTCTAATTCTGATGGTGATTTACTAATTAGAATAGGAAAAGCAGAAAAGGCAATTGAACAAAAACCAAAAAAAACAAAGGTAAAAAATGCCAATAATTGAAGATAAGGAAACATTAAGAATATATTTACAAGATGGTAAAACTTGTACTATTGAGAATGGAATTGTATTTCCTGGGCATTTAGACACTGCTGATGATGTAATAGCAGGTGGAACAGCAATAAGCACTGAATATATTCTTACAGCAGTTACAGAAGATGTATCTGCACTATCTAGAGGTTCTACAATAACGGTTGATTCTGTTAAATATACTGTTCGAGAGAATCTATTAACAGATGATGGATCTTTTTCACAAGTTTTGCTGAGTAAGACATAATGGCAGATTCATTAAGAGAACAGATATTAGCAAGAATGAAAACAAATCTTGATGCAATATCTAATGCTACTGTCTATAGATCAAGAGTAGAGCCTCTCAGTCGTGGTGAAGCACCAGCGATAATAATAGAACCGATATCAGATCAACCTACAGATACTAACTTCTTTGATAAATTAGATTGGTCTATGCGTGTCAGAGTATCAACGATTGTTAGAGCTTCTTTACCTGATGATGAATCAGACATATATTCACAACAAGTACACTTAAAACTAATGGCTGACCAAACTGTAAATGGGTATGCTTTGGATTTAACGCCAGATCGTACTGACTTTAACTTAGTTGAAGCTGACCTACCTCTTGGTATAGTAAGTCAAGACTTCTTAGTTCGATATAGAACAAGTCGTACTGATTTAACTTCATCTTAAGATTATGGCTAAAATTAGTAAAGAAGTTCCAAATCCAGGTACAGGTGGAACATATATGTTCGATCCTGAAACTGGGGAAACTACACTAGTACCAGAAACCGATTCCTCTAACGACAATGGCTCTAACAAGAACGACAAAACTACTAGCAAAGATTGAATCATCATATGGGAGTAATCCAACTCCTGTTGCTGGATCAAATGCTATACAGGTTACTGACATAGAAGTAACACCAATAGAATCTGACAACGTACAGGCTACTGCCTTTCAAGGTTTTATTGGAAACAGTACAAGACCTACATTGCTCGCAAACAAAAGAGTTGCAGTATCATTTGGTGCTGAACTTTCTGGCAGTGGTGCAGCAGGTACGGCAAGTGCGCTTTCTCCTTTGCTGAAAAGTTGTGGTTTATCTGAAACAATTGTAGGTTCTACCAGTGTTACTTATGCACCTGTCAGTGCTTCTTTTTCTAGTTGTACAATTCTTTGCTTTTATGGTGCTACAAGACATTTAATAACAGGATGCAGAGGAACAGCGACTATAACAATGGCAGCAGGTTCATTTGCACAGATTAATTTTGAATTTACTGGTATTTATAACAGCCCTGATAGCACAGCAATGTCTGGTACATTCACTGTTGCAAACCAAGCTGCTGCGATAGAGGTAAATGATACTAACGTCACTACTGCAACATTTCATGGTGCAACTTCACAGAGGTTAGAATCCTTTGACCTTGCATTAAACAATGAGGTTGTTTACAAAGAAACTGCATCTAGCAAGGAAGTATTGATAACAAATCGTGCGCCTGGGGGTACTGCTGTTCTAGAAGAACCAGTAAGAGCAACAACAGATTATTTTAGTAAGGCAGAAACTGCTGCAACAGGTAATAGTTCTATTGTTCTTGGATCTAGTGCAGGTAATATTGTTACTGTTAATGTTCCTCAGACTGATATAACAGGTGTTAGTCGTGGTGATACAAATGGTGTTAATTCATTAAACCTACCGTACTTGGCATTACCAACAACAGCAGGTAATAATGAGTTAAGTATTGTTATGACTTAATTTATGGCACTTGTTTTTAAAAAAATCGCTGAGTATGAATGGCAGGTAAAAGTTAAAACACCATATAAAGGTAAATTTAAAGAGGAAAGTTTTACTGCTAAATTTAAAAATGTTGGCAGAAAAAACTTTAATGAACTTATAGATGGTGGTGATGATCACTTTGTAAAAACTGTTCTACTCGGCTGGTCTGGTATTAAAGACGAGGATGGTAATGAGGTTGAATTTAATGATGAAAACTTTGAGGCGATATTAGATAACGTATATATTGTTCAAGCCGTTATTGCTGCCTATGGTGAAAGCATGCAGGGAGCATTGGCAAAAAACTAGAAAGGGCTGCTGAGTATTGGGTGAAGGGTGATGTTATAGATGAAAGTGCAGAAGCTTTAGCAGCCTTTGGTGCTACGCCAGAACAGATAGCAGATATGGTTAGTCCTGTTAATAATGATGTTGTTATATGGATAGAAAATAAGGAAATTGTAGAAATGTTTTTTAGATTAACAACACAATGGTATGTCAGTATGGCAGGTTTATCTGGTATTAACTATTCATCTTACGAATATCTGTGTAAACTATATTCAGTAGAAGATCCTGTCTCTATGTTTGAAGGAATACAGACAATGGAATATGCTGCACTTAGAATGATGCAAAAGGATAAGAAATAATGGCTGATCAAAAAACACAATTAGACGTAATATTAAATGTTAAAGGTGTAAAAGAACTTCGTGGTTTAACAAATTCATTACAAGGACTAAAAAATAATGCAAAAAATGCTGGATTAGATACTAAAAAATTTACACAAGAATTAAGAAAACTACAAAGTGAGGGTGTTAATTCAATAAATAGAACTAGAGCTTTATCAAATACTTATAAAGAATTAGCAAATAGTGTTGATATAACTTCTAGAGAATTTAAAGAAGCAACTAGAGAAGCTAGAAGATTGGATAGAGAGTTAGCAAAAATGGAAAGAAGAAAAA